ACCTTGATAGTTTAACTGTGCGATACTTGGGACAATTCCACCAGTTAAGATATTCAGGAGCGCCGCCGTGCTCTAATATCATCATACCTCGTTCATCGTCCCAAGCATCAGCATAGTTATGAGGTAAAGCATTACCTATATAATTGATACACCCTTTAACTTGTCTTTTATGGAAGTGACCAGAGAATACATACTCTTGATGTTTAAAATGATCAGGTTGTAGCTCACCAGTATTAGGCATTTGCACCATAGCGTTCATATAAAATGTTGGAAGTTCAAAATGACCGAATATATATTTGCTTTTAATCTTTGAAATCTGTTTCCATTCGTCACCTACAAGCCAAGGTACTAAAGTAGTGTCACCTTTTGTTGTAATTTTATTAACAATAGTAATGCCAGGAATGTGTTTACCAAACTCTATGGAATGAATATCACGTTTATCTTTATAGTATAAGTCGTGGTTACCAGGAAAGAAAAAGAATTGGTTAAATGCTTTCCCAAGTTTTTCTAAACTTCGGATAGTAGCATCCATGGTAGTAATGTTTAAGCTATTTCTATTGTGATGCCAGTCACCCATAAAGATACCGGTTTCACAATTATGTTCTTTAGCTTGGTTAATATACCAATCTATAAATTCTTCACAATCATCATTGTGTACTTTGCTGTTTGACTTTAATCCAAAGTGTATATCCGTAAAGACGGCGGCCTTTTTAAACAATTTTATATCCTCTTAACATATAGTATACTATATTTTATTTTTTGTCACTCGTTGCTTTTACCTTTTTCTCCGGCGGTTTCCAGTTTTTATTATGTTCCTTCATTTCTCGTTCCCACGCTCCTTGATTTTGTCGAGTAAAGGATGGGTTCATATGATTCATTTCTAAAATATCGTCTCTAATATTTTGATTACGTTTTTCAATGTTAATAATTCTAACAAATGAGTTTGTAACTGCGGCAGTATAATATGCAAATGGGTTATTTGATTTAGATTCGTCAAATTGTAAGCCTATTTGTGCAAGTTGTAAAATTGCTTGTCCCTTCATTTCATCATTATACGTATATCCTCTAACATTGCCTCTAGTTGCGTATCGTTCACATAGTTTCATCCACATCATAGCTAGTTTATTAGTTGCTTGACCACAGCCTTTATCATAATAGCCATTTTCCATACCCCCAACCCAATGGCTTTTGCCAACAACTTGTAGTTGGCCTTCTTCGTTAAACTTATAATGTTGAAATGGTGGGAAGTTTAGCTTTTCTTTAGTATCAGCAATAGTCTTTGGTTTCTTTTTACGGCCTTTATCGTCAGGTATATGATCAAACATCATTATTCTAAAAATAACGTCTGTTTTGTTTATTTTTTTATAGTCTATCTCACATTCTGATTGTTTTATTTTTTCGCCGTCAGCTTTACGTCGTTCATAGTCTTTTTGACCAAGTCTTTTAGCCTTGTTTCGTTTTGCCTCAGCAGTTGTACGTATGTTAATCTTATCAATGCTCGGTAAAATTACATCAAATTGATCGTACCCCTCATCTGTAAAACTGCTAAATGTGTTTTTTGATTTGTGGATCTCTGCTAAAAGATCTCTGTTGTTTAAATAGTTTACTTTCCTCATTGAATTCTCCATGGTAGTAGCTTATTATAAACTATGTACTTAATAAAGTCAACTAAATACTTGTAGGAGTATAACCAAATGGCATCATCATTTATTGACCAAGCAGTAGCTTTTGCGGCAGATCGAGCAGGTTCACTTTTAAAATCTGCAAATTCGGGAGTTAAAAAAGCACAAAAGGTTTTAGAAGTAGTCCAAGACCCTAAAAAGGTAATGGAAGAAGTCCGTAAACGAAATATTCCATTTGATAGTTTATTGGATGTACGAAAAACAGATACCGCGGCGAAATTTCCAACAGGCGTAGAACAAGATTGGCGAGTTAAATTAAGCCTGCCTACCATAGAGCCTTTTGCCAGCGAATCACGTCTACTATATCCTCTTCATACGACAGGCGGTTTAGTTTTTCCTTTTACGCCAGCGATATTAATGTCACATAGTGCAGGTTACAATGCCTTACAGCCTACACATAGTAATTATCCGTTCCAAGTATATGCAAATTCACAAGTGGATCAGTTAGTTATTACTGGAGACTTTTTTGTACAAAATGGCCATGAGGCACAATATTGGGTAGCGGCACTTCATTATTTAAGAAGTATTACAAAAATGTTTTATGGTGGCGAAGGAGAAAATCAAGGTGCTCCACCACCGATTGTTTATCTAAGTGGATATGGAGATTATGTGTTTAATAGGGTTCCTGTAGTTATAACAACATTTACAATTGATTTACCTGATTCTGTTGATTATATTGCAACAGAAGTTGTTACTGGAACAACGGCAAAACAAGCTGATAAAAAAACTTTACCAGTAACTGACACAGCTAAACCATATAATACGCCGGAGTATGCTTCTAGTCAATTTTATCAACAAGGTTCTCAAAAAGATGCTAGGCATGGCTGGGCACCTGCACAAAGTTTATTTTCAGTTACTTGTCAACCGCTTTACAGCAGACGGGCTCTTGAAGCATTCAGTCTTGAGAGATTTGTTAGAGGTGAATATGTTAGTAAGAAAGGCGGAGGATTTATTTAATGGCATATCAAGCATCAAGTCCTTGGCATACTACAAAGTATTCAGCAGATGGGGAACGTCTTAGTCATTTTAGAATTAGAGCCGTTCCAGCAAGTCCTGATGATCCGCCATATGTAATTGAACCTCAATATAATCATAGACCCGATCTTCTTGCACACGATATATATGGCTCGTCAAAATTTTGGTGGATCTTTGCTCAACGCAATATGGATGTTATTGAAGACCCCATTTACGATTTTGAAGTTGGTGTAGAAATATTTCTACCAAAGCCAGCAGATGTAAAAAGTGTACTAGGATAATAATATGTTACATTTAGGTGACTTTTTAAATGATTTTACAAAGGTTAATTTATCAGCCGAACGCAAAACGCAATTACTTGATAGTTTTCAAGAAAGTAAAATTGCAGTAGAAAATGCCGCGGCCGATTTACAAGGTTCAATCGAAGGTGGCGCAATTGGTAGTGAACTTGAAAACCTTAAAAATACAGCTACTACATTTGCTAGTGATTTTGCAAATTCTGGTGAAGTTAAAAAATTAGTTAGTGCGGTTAAAGTAGCCTCTATAGCTACAGCTAAAGACATTCACGCCACACTAGGAAGTAACAATATTGTAAATACCATTCAAGACCAAGTACAAGATTTAACTAAAACTAGAGACTTATTAGATATTGATCCAAAAGAAACATCAGGCAATCCGCACGTCGATGAGGCTTACATCGTCCCAGACGAAGAATCTGGACTTGGTCCAGCTAGATATCTTAAAAATCCATTAGAAAAATTTATTAGTGCTAATTATCAAATTTCACTGGGTGTATTGTCAAATGAAGAATTAGCTGACCCTGATAATACTTATATTAAAGATGGTGAGCCACTAGTAATGATACTTAGGTCTGGAGGTGGAACACGGACACTTAAAGAGAGAAAAGCCTTAACTGCATTTGAACGAGTAGACGCTGGAGGAAGAATAGAATATTTTATTGAAGACCTAGAAATTAATTCTGTTGTTGCACCTAACCCACAAACACGAACTGCATCATATAATAAGTTTTCTTTTAAAGTTATAGAACCTTATAGTATGGGACAATTTTTAGAAACATTACAAGTTGCAAGTATTAAAGCTGGACACGGGAATTACATTGGTGCTCCATTTCTTTTAATACTAGATTGGGTAGGCTATGACGATGATGGTAAGGTAAGTAGACTATCGCAAGTAGAAGGACAATCAAAAAGATACTTACCTATTCAGTTAACTAATGCAGATTTTACAGTTACGCAAAGTGGTTCAGAATATAATATGAGAGGTATTGCTTTTAATGATCAGGCATTAACAGCTGAAGTTCAACAAATACCGACAGATATTACACTTTCAGGAGGATCTGTACATGAACTTTTACAATCAGGATCACATAGTTTAACAACTCAACTTAATACCACGTTGCTAAAACGTGAATCGAAAGATACAGTTTCATTTGCTGATGAATATATGATTACTTTTCCAAATGAACGAGCAAGTGAAGTAACAACTTCTAATCCTAATGAACAAAATGCTACTACAGAAGGTGTTGCTAGGTCGCTTTCAGAAGCAAGACGATTGTATAATCTTCATCCTGAAAGTAGTAGTAGAAAAGAAGATCTTGCTGAAGCTATAAACTTGAATACATTTGATTTTGATACATGGGCTAAAAAGATTTTAGGAATCTCAGTAGTAAGAAGTGCCACTAGTGAATCATTAAAAGACTTTATGACTAAAAAAGAAAATATTAATTCGATTGGTAATTCAACAATAATGTTTTCGGCATTACAAGCAGGCGCAACACCGTTACCACCTGCAAAATATGTATACAATGCAGAGAAAGGTATTTGGCTAACATCTCTTGCCAAGATTTCTACAAAGAGTAGAGATATTACTTTTAAAGAAAAAACTCATGTTAATAAAATTATTGAAGAAATAGTTCTTATTAGTGACTTCGGAAGATCTTTAGCACAAAGAGAACCAGATGCTGAAGGAAATAGAGAATGGTTTAAGATTGAAACCCAAGTTTTTAATATACCTGTATATGAAATGGAATTAAAGAAAGGTAGATTTCCAAAGCTATATGTTTTTAGAGTTGTCCCATATAAAGAGCCTGCATCAACGTGGACAACCCCTACTGAGATTTCAAAAGGAGTCGTAAAGATAAAAGATACAACTTGTAAACAATACAATTATGTTTATACAGGCAAAAACAAAGATGTTATAAATTTTGATATTAAATTTGAATATAGATTTTTAACTCGACTAACACCAGACAAAGGTGAAAATACAAAAGATCTCAATAATCCAGGAAGTCATGCAACTCAAGCCGAGTTAGCACACATTACAAATACGCAACAAACTGCGCCACCTCAATTATCTATTCCTGCACAAAAGATTTGGAAAAAACAAGGTGTTAAGGCTTTAGTAAATTATTCAGGTGGAATGCGAGCAATAGCATCAGGGCAGGCTGATGAACTTGCAAGACAATTTCATGATGCTACAGTTAATCACCCAGTAGATTTGATGCACGCCTCGTTAACAATTTGGGGTGATCCTTATTTTATTTCTGATAGTGGACTAGGAAATTATAATAGTCCAGGGACTTTTAAAAAATCAATAGATGATCGAGGGCAAATGAGATATCAAGATAAAAAAGTTTATATTGATCTTAATTTTAGAACACCGTTTGATTATAATCAAGATGGAACAATGCAATTTCCAACATTAGGAGACGGAACAAAGTTAGAACACTTTAGCGGACTTTATTGGGTAAGAGAGGTTACGTCAAATTTTAATCAAGGAAAGTTTCAACAGGAATTAAAATTAATTAGATTAAACAACCAACAAGGTGAAGCTAACGCATTTAGTCCGTTACCAACTCAACCAAAGACTGAGTATGATAAAATTGGTAATGGATCGTCTGGAAGTTTTGTCCATCCAGGATTAACAGGACCTTTCTAATGTCATTAACAGAACAATTTTTAAATCTTATTCAAGCCGACGGGCCAGCACCTAAAGACCCAGGACCATATCTAGCTAAAGTTGTTAGTCATCAAGATCCTTCTTTTATGGGTAATCTTCAAGTTGAGTTATTAAAATCAACAACATCAGGAAATGAACCACAAAAAGATGGACAATTATTTACAGCAAGGTATCTATCACCTTTTGCTGGACAAACGCCAGTTTGGTCAACAGGAAAAAATGATGATTATAGACAAAGCCAACAAAGTTATGGTATGTGGATGGTTCCGCCTGATGCAGGAACAAATGTATTAGTAATTTTTGCTGAGAGTAATCCTAATCAATGTTATTGGTTAGGTTGTGTTTGGGACCAGTATCAAAATTTTGCTGTTCCTGGCAATGCTTCAACGTCGTTAACAACTGATGGAACACCTGCAGACTTTAAAGGTAAAAAAATTCCTGCAAGTGAATATAATAAACAAAATGAATCGGGTATTGCACAAGACCCAACAAAATTTTTAAAACCTTTTCAATTAAGACTTCTTAATACATTATTAGAACAAGGATTAGTTACAAAAGAATTTATAGATGAATTTAGGGGAATAACAACGGCTAGTGCTAGACGTGAACTTCCTAGTTCAGTGTTTGGTATTAGTACACCAGGACCAGTTGATAAAACTCCTGGAGCACCGAAAGGACTTGTAGGAGTTTCTGATGCACCAGCTAATGTATTTAGAAGCAGATTAGGTGGAACATCATTTGTAATGGATGATGGTAATGATAAACTTTTACGAAAAACATCAGCAAGTGAAGGACCACCAGAATATTCTAATGTTGCTAAGAATGAATTAGATGGACTACGTGAATTACCACATAATGAATTAGTTAGGATACGGACTAGAACTGGTCATCAAATTTTATTACATAATACAGAAGATTTAATATATATTGCTAATTCAAAAGGATCAGCATGGGTTGAATTAACATCAGATGGAAAAATAGACATTTATGCAAAAGACAGTATGAGTATGCATACTGAAGCTGATTTTAATTTAACAGCAGATAGAAATATTACCATAGAAGCTGGAGCTAATATAGCCATGAAAGCAAGTGGTACTTATCTTGATGTAGAAGAGCCTAAAATTATTAAAGGTAGAATACAATTAGAATCACAAAAAGATACTAAAATGTTAGTAGGTCAAAATCTTTGGGTTACTACAATAGGTAATACTGAGTATAAAACAAATGGTGAAACTAAAATTACATCAGGTGGAACATCTCATATTAAGTCAGGCGGTCAGCATTTAGAAACTGCTCCGCAAATTCATATGAATGGTCCAGCGGCATCAGCCGCTCAACTTGTTACAGCTCTTAATACACATATTCTACCTGGTATTCCAACAAATAATGCGTTAGGAATATTATCACAAAGAGCACCACAACATGAACCTTGGAAGGATCATGAAAATTTAAATCCATTAGCATTTAAAGTTGGAGTCACAGACAGAGATAACGTGATAACAGTCAAGAATGACCTTGAATTTGTACCAACAGCAGATCCGTTTAAGAAAGAAGCATCAAAGTAGGTTAATATGAGCAAATCTGATAGAGAATTATACAAACAAATAAAAGTAACTACAGCCGCTAAAGATCCGTCAATAGTTAAAAGTAGAGCGTATCGTGGTTTAAGTTCAGTTAATCCAGCTAACTCAAGTAAAGTGCTTTATGATATTGAATTAATTAAACAAGATATTATAAATCATTTTCATATACGACAGGGTGAAAAATTGGAAAATCCAACATTTGGAACTATTATTTGGGAAGCAATTTATGAACCACTAACAGAAGGGTTAAAAACACTTATAGCTGAGAATGTTACAGAGATTGTTAATGCAGATCCTAGGGTTAATGTAGACAGTATCCTTATTGATCAGTACGAATCAGGAATTATAATTGATTGTACATTAACATATCTACCGTATAATATCTCTGAACAAATGCGTTTAACATTCGATGAAGATGCATCTTCATTTAGTAGTTAAGTAAGTGGTTAATTAGTTTAAATAAATAGTATTAATAGGAAAAAAACAATATGTCATCAACAAATAGACAAAATAGGTTACTTTTAGCAGAAGACTGGAAACGTCTATATCAGACGTTTCGTAATGCAGATTTTAGGTCGTATGACTTTGATAGTTTACGTCGTACGATGATTGCGTACATAAGAGAAAATTATCCTGAAGATTTTAATGATTATATAGAGTCTAGTGAATATCTAGCTTTAATTGATCTTATTGCATTCTTAGGACAAAATGTTGCTTATCGTATTGATTTAAATTCTCGAGAAAATTTTCTTGAATTAGCTGAGCGTAGAGATTCAGTATTACGTTTAGCACGACTATTATCATATAATCCAAAACGTAATCAGTGTGCTAATGGGTTAATAAAGTTTGAAGCTGTTACAACATCTGAAGAAGTTGTAGACTCAAATGGTACAAATTTATCTAATCAAACAATTGTATGGAATGATCCAACTAATCCTGATTGGAAAGAACAATTTGAAAAGATTCTTAACGCGGCATTGCCACCAAATTCTACAATAGGACGTCCTATTAAAAAAGATACAGTAGAAGGAATCTTAACACATCAATATAGGTATAGAGCAACTAACGTTGATGTACCAGTATATACTTTTACGAAAAATATTGATGGAAGAAGTATTCAATTCCAAATAGTTTCAACAGACGTTATTGATGGTGTTATATATGAAGAGCCACCTTTGCCAGGTAATAGTTTCGCATTTTTATTTAGAGATGACGGACGTGGACCAGGTAGTCAAAATACTGGATATTTTTGTCACTTTAGACAAGGTGTTTTAGATCAAGGACAATTTACAGTTGAATCTCCAAGTACTAATCAGTCAATTTCCATAGATGCGTCAAATATTAATAATACAGATGTTTGGTTATATAAGTTAAATTCATTAGGTACTGAATCTGAGTTATGGACTAAAGTTGATGCAGTAGAAGGTAATAATATTGTTTATAATAGTTTAAGAAAAAAGATTAGAAATATCTATGGAGTACTTACTAAAACACAAGATAAAATTAACTTAATTTTCTCTGATGGAGTCTTTGGTAATTTACCTCAAGGTAATTTTAGAGTTTATTATAGGTCAAGTATTAATCAATCATATAATATTGTTCCAGATGATTTAACATCAATTAGTGTAGCAATTCCATATACTTCTGCTCAAGGAAATGCTGAAACAATTAGTATAACATTAACATTAAAGTATACTGTAGATAATAGTAGTACTTCAGAAAGTAATTTAAGTATTCGCGAAAATGCACCATCTACTTATTATACTCAAAACAGAATGGTTACTAGTGAAGACTATCAAGTAGCTCCACTAGGTATTAGTCAAGAAATTGTTAAAGTTAAGAGTGTTAATAGAACATCAAGTGGTATTTCACGTTATTTTGATTTACTAGATAGTACAGGAAAATATTCTAGTACAACCTTATTTGGTAATGATGGTGTTGTATATAAAGAAACGTTAACAAAATATAAACATTTTGTGTTTACAACAAAAACAGATGTTGAAGGTATTATTGTAAACACTATAACACCAATTTTAGCTGAAAAACAATTATTAAATTATTATCTAACAAATTTTCCTAAAACAATTGTAGCAGATTTAGGAGCTAATTGGGTACAAACTACAACTGAAACAAATTTAACAACAGGAAATTTCCAAGATGATGATGGTACAAGATTTCAAGTTGGAAGTTTTACAGGTAGTGCATTAAGATTTCTTGAATCAGGAACCTTAATTAAATTCCTTCCACCTGCAGGATATCATTTTATGAAAGATGGTACATTAATGCAAGGTTCAGCAGACCATCCAGGGTCAATTGATTATAAGTGGGTTAAGGTTGTTAGTGTTACAGGTGATGGTACTATTGATAATACAGATGGATCAGGACCTATTATACTTAATGATGTTATTCCATCAACGGCAGTTTTAAGTCAAATTGTACCTAAGTTTGCTAAAACATTAGAAGCTGATGTACAAACACAAATAGTTGACCATGTATTTGCACAAAAAACATTTGGTTTACGATATGATATTAATTTAAGACAATGGCGAATTATTATAGAAAATAATTTAAGTGTTCTTGGAGAATTCAGTTTAGGTAAAACCGGAGATACTACTAATCAACAATTAGATGCAAGTTGGATTTTATTATTTGAAACTGATGGTGAAAAATATACAATTACATATCGTAGTTTAAGATATATTTTTGAAAGTGCAGAAGAAATTAGATTTTATTATGATAGTAGTGATAAAGTTTTTGATAATAAGACAGGACAAATTATTAAAGACAAAATTGCAGTCTTATCTATTAATTTAAAACCAGATGCACTGACACCTTTTACAGTTCAACATGATTGGGAAATAAGTGATGCATATAGAGATGCTGATGGATATGTTGATAGTAAGAAAATTGAAGTAAGTTTTTATGATGAAGATGAAGATGGTGTTGTAGATGATCCAGAAACATTTATCGAAATTGTTAATGAAACAGTTAGTCCGTTAACAAAGTTTATATTTCAAAAAAAATATATTACTACTGACGGTATTGAAGATTATAGTTATATGGATAGTGCAAGTATCGTAATACTTCAAGCAGAAAGTTTTGTAGGTGCATTAAGTCAATATAGTGATGGACAAATTTTTTATCTAGTTACAGAGAATGTATTTAAAAAGTATGTATATGCAACAACTTCTATAGATTTAACAACAGATTATAGAGCATTTACTGGCCGTGATAAACTTAAATTCCAATATATTCATGCGGCAGACGATGATAATAGAATTGATCCTAGTAGTAGTAATATTATTGATACGTATCTTTTAACAAAAGAGTACGATACTTCGTTTAGAGAATTTTTAGACGGCACGGTAGACGAAAAACCGTTGCCTCCAAGTAGTGATAATTTATTTAATAACTATGGATCTGAAATTAATAAAATTAAGTCTATTAGTGATGAAGTTGTTTATCATCCTGTAAAATATAAAATTTTATTTGGAGCTTCTGCAGACTTAGATTTACAAGCAACATTTAAAATAGTTAAAAATATAGATCAAGTTGTTAATACTAATGCAATTAAGGCAAAAGTTATTTCAGCAATTAACCAATTCTTTGCTCTAGATAATTGGGATTTTGGCGATACATTTTACTTCTCAGAGTTGAGTACTTTTATCATGGCTACCGTTGCTCCGGATTTAGTAACAATTGTAATTGTTCCTAATCAAGAATTACAAGGATTTGGTAGTTTATATGAGATTAAATCTGAATCAGATGAAATTTTTATTAGTGGAGCTACAGTTGATAACATTGAAGTAATAGATGCCGTTACAGCAAGTAGATTAAAAGCTTCAGGTAAAGTTTTAACTGTAGCAACGTCTACTAATTCAGGTTTACAAAGTGCTGGTACATATACATCAGGTACTATTACAAGCTCAGGGACTAACTTAATCTAATGCCTTTTACAAATGAACAAAATGAATATCCGTTACCAGCTGATAGCAAGAAGCCACCACGAAGACATAGTGCTGAGTTACTTCCTAGATACTTTAGAACTGGACATAATAAAAAGTTTTTAGGCGCAACTCTAGATCAATTAGTACAACCAGGTGTTGCTGAAAAGTTAAACGGCTACTTTGGCCGTGAAACAGCTAGAGCATATAAAGCCAATGACGTTTATATTAAAGAACATAGTCCAGATAGAGAAAATTATCAATTAGAGCCCGCCGTAGTAGTTAAAGATAATTTAGAAAATGTAAAATTTTATAAAGACTATAATGACTACATTAATCAAATAAAAGCATTCGGTGGCAATGTAACTAATCATAGTAAACTTAATAGTACTGAATATTATGCTTGGAGCCCTCATATTGATTGGGACAAGTTTGTAAACTTTAGAGAATATTATTGGCTTCCAGGAGGTCCAATAGGACTAGGGATTGCTGGTAACGCCAAAGATGTTATAAGCACATACAAAGTAACTAAAAAAGATAATATAGATAATAACAGTTATATTTTCACACCTGACGGATTAACATCTAATCCAACTTTAAAATTATTTAGAGGTCAAACATACATTTTTGAAATTGATGCAGTAGGAATGCCACTAACATTTAGAACTGCACGTTCATTAGATCCTAGTTTATTGTTTACTACAGGATTAGATGATAGTACTCAAACAGTTGATGTTGGAACTATTACTTGGACAATCCCTGATAATGCACCTGATACATTGTTTTATGTAAATGGCAATGATATTAATGCAAGTGGGCTAATACAAATTGCAGATGCAATTGATAATACAGAAATAGATGTTGACGCTGAGATTATAGGTAAAAAAACTTATACAAGTACTGGCGGAGTAGCTTTTTCAAATGGAATGAAAGTTTATTTCCAAGGAGATGTAACTCCAGTAAAATATGCTGAAGGCGAGTGGTATGTTGAAGGTGTAGGAAGCGAAATTACTTTAGTTAATGAAAAAGATTTAGAAATTCCGGCTACGTATGCAACAGACAAACCTGTACCTTTTGATACTGTAGGTTTTGATAGATTACCTTATAGTAATGCTAATAGTTTTGCAGGTGAAAAAGATTATCTTGTAGTTAATAAAGCATCTAAAAGTCGAAACCCTTGGTCAAGATATAATAGATGGTTTCATAAGCAAGTTATTGAACAAGTAGCTGAACTTACAGGAACGCCTCCAGAACTAGATCAAAATTTTAGAGCAAAGCGTCCTATTATAGAATTTGAAGCAGGATTAAAATTATATAACTTTGGTACTAGTGCTAAAAATGATATTGATTTGCTTGATACATTTACTAAAGATGTGTTTTCAGATGTTGAAGGTGCAATAGGATATAATATTGATGGTATAGATATTGTTGACAATATGCGTATATTGTTTACTGCTGATCCTGACAGTAGAGTATCAGGTAAAATTTTTAAAGTAAACTTTATTACACATAATCTTGTAAGACAAATTAGTCTTGTTGAAGAAACAGACACAAGTCCAATTGAAAATGAAACAGTATTAGTTAGGAATGGTGACACTTATAAAGGTAAGATGTGGTTTTATAATGGTACTGAGTGGAAAGCAGGACAAGATAAAATTGCTTTAAATCAGGCTCCATTATTTGAGTTATATGATAAGGATGGATATGCTCTTTCAGATACAACTTATTATCCATCATCAACATTTGTTGGAAATAAGGTTTTCAGTTATAAACTTGGTGCTGGAGTAGTTAATGATCCTGAATTAGGATTTTCTCTAAGCTATAGAGCTTTAGAAAACACAGGAGACATTTTATTTGATTTTAATTTATTAGCTGACAAATATACATATCAACAAGATAATGCATTATTAACAGGAAAAACTGATATAGCGTTATTACGAGTTTATACTGCTATTAATACGTATACTAATGAGTCTGGTTGGGTTAAAGCTGTTGCACATAGTCGTCAGCTTGTTATAAGACAATATGTAATTGATATTCAATTTAATGATTATGCTATTGATGTTTATGATAGAAGTGGTGATCTAAATGATTTATGGACTAGAGTTTATGTTAACTGGAAGAGACAAGAAGCCTTAACAGATTTCGTAATTAATAGAATTAATGGTATAGCATATATTACATTTGTAAAAGACTTAAAAAAAGATGATGTTGTTTTAATTAAAACCCATAGTGCAACTGACAAAAATGAAAATGGGTATTATGAAATTCCTTGGAATTTAGAAAGAAATCCATTAAATGATAACGTTCTTACATTTACTGTAGGCGAAGTTACCGACCATGTACAAACTGTTACTGAATATAATGATAATTTTATAGGTACGTTTCCTGGTCCTAATAATTTAAGAGATTTAGGAGATTTAGCACCTTGGGGTACAAAATTTATTCAACATAGTGGCCCAGTAAATCTTGCCTTGTATCATATTACTGATAGAACTTCTAATATTATTAAAGCACTTCGATTTGCTAGTAAAGAATACGGAAAGTTTAGACGCATATTTCTTCAAGAAGCAACACGATTAGGTTTTGATGGAGAAATAAGAGAGCACTTTGATCGCTTAATGAAGCAGATTAATAAAAATAAAACTTATGATATGCCATTTTATTTTAGTGACATGGTTGGTGCAGGAACATCATTAAAAGGAAAGCATACTGTAGATGATGTTGACACAAAGTTTTATGCACTATCAACTGATTTTAATTTAGCATCATTGTCAGCACAGTCTGTTTACATTTATAAAAACAAAGTTCAATTACTTCATGGTGTTGATTATATATTTGAAACAGATCATCCAGGGTTTGTTACAATTACAGCGACTAAGGCTGTAGATGATATAATTGAAATTTATGAATATCCGTTATCTGACGGAAGTTATATTCCTGAAACGCCATCTAAATTAGGATTGTATCCTAAATATGAACCAAAGAAATATATTGATAATACCTATCAAACACCAACAGAAGTTATTCAAGGTCATGATGGTAATATTTTTGTTTGTTATGGAGATTATAGAGATGAACTTTTATTAGAATTAGAAAAAAGAATTTTTAATAATATAAAAGTAGAGTATGATAAAACATTAATAGATATTCATGAATTTATTGGTGGTGACAGTAGAGATACAGGATTTAGTAAATGGAATAGAGATAAGACTTTAATTACTGACTTCCTAGGTTGGTTAAACAATGTTGGTAATTTAGATTATACTGATCATAGTTTTTATCAACGAACAAATAGTTTCACATTTAATTATAGTAAAATGACATCTCCGAATGGTAATCAATTAGCAGGATACTGGAGAGCAATTTATAAAGAAGCATATGATACTGATCGTCCGCATACTCATCCCTGGGAAATATTAGGTTATACTATTGAGCCTGCATGGTGGCAAACAGTTTATGGACCAGCTCCATATACTAGAGAAAATAAAATTTTATGGAAAGATGTTGAAGATGGAATTGTTAGAGAACCTGGCAAAGCATTAAAATATCTTACAGCGTATGCAAGAAAAGATATTACAAAACATATTCCAGTAGATGGTGAAGGTAATTTATTAAGTCCGTTAGATAGTAACTATGCTAAAAATTATGTTCTTGCATTAACTGATGATGCTTTTGTTTTTGGTGACGAAGCACCAACTGAAACCGCTTGGCGTAGAAGTAGTGAATATCCTTTTGCATTTATTGTAAGTTGGATACTTAATCAACCAGCTAAAATTATGGGATTAGGGTTTGATAGATCGCGAACTGTTAGAAATTTAGCAAATGAAATTGTTTATAGTAATACTGATAAAAGAATTAGGTTTAAAGATATAGTTTTTCCAAATACATATCTAGATGTAGATAGATCATCTACGGCTGGATTTATCAATTATATCTTTAACTTTGTTAATACACAGGCTGTAGATAGTTATACTTCTTATAAAACCGAGTTAAAGCAAATTAAAAATCAATTAGGATTTAAAATTGCTGGGTTTACTCAGAAATCTAAATTTAAACTATTATTAGATAGTAGAAGTCCATTTAATGAAGGAAATGTTTTTGTTCCTGATGAGAATTATGAAGTATTTTTAAATGCAAGTTCAGTTATTGATTTAGTAAGTTATAGCGGAGTTATTATTGAAAAGAAACCTGCTGGATTTGTTATAAGAGGGTATGATTCTACTAATCCATATTTTAAATATTTTAAGGTTCGTGAGTTATCAGATGATCCAGTAGTAAATGTTGGAGGCGTTTCTGAAAGTTTTGTTAGATGGCAAGCCGGTCAGAAGTATCTTGAAGGACAAATTGTTGAATTTGATAATGAATATTTTACTGTTAAGACATCACATGATGCTGATGTAGATTTTGAAGCTACTAACTTTGTTAAATTAGCTGAATTACCTATAAGTGGTGGACGTGATGCGTTCTTTAGACGTCAGTTTGATCAGACACCTCCTCTTATTAATAGTATAAAAGAAATTTCGTATGGTACTTTATTTACAACCATTCAAGGTGTTGTTGACTTCTTATTAGGTTATGGACATTGGTTAAAATCTAAAGGGTTTGATTTTAATTTCTTTAATCCCGATATTAATTTAGTTGAAAATTGGGAGTTAAGTGCTAAAGAATTTTTATTCTGGACTACACAGAATTGGGCTGATAATAGTGTAATAACTTTAAGTCCAGCCGGTAATCATTTATCATTTAAAAGAGAACTTCATGTTTCGGATAATATTTTTGATAGTTTTTATGACTACACACTTTTAAAAGCTGACGGGACAAAATTATTAAAAGAATTTATTGATGTTTATAGAGGTGCTGAAGGTGAATTTAAAATTACAGCAAAAAATAGTGCTGATGGTGTATATGCTGTTAAGTTACCATTAATACAAAAAGAACACGTTGTTTTAATAGACAACCATACTGTTTTTAATGATATAATATATGATTTAGAACCAGGATATAGACAAGAACGAGTTAAAGTTATAGGTTATCGTACAGATGATTGGAATGGAAGTTTAAATATTCCAGGGTTTGTTTATGATAATGCAATTTGTACTGAATGGGCTGAATATAAAAAATATGCTGTTGGTGATACAGTAAAATATAAAGAATTTTATTATCTTGCTAAACAAAAAATCGAAGGAGCAGAGTCTTTTGATGCTTCTTTATGGGAGCGGTTAAGTAAGAAACCTACTTCTGTATTAAGACCCAACTTAGATTATAAAGCAAAACAATTTAAAGATTATTATGATTTAGATACAGATAATTTTGATACAGAACAGCAAGTAATAGCCCAACATCTTATTGGATATCAAAAAAGAGAGTATCTTTCAAACATTATTAATGACGATGTTAGTCAGTATAAATTTTATCAAGGATTTATTCAAGATAAAGGTACACAAAATAGTTTAACAAAACTGTTTGATGCTTTAAGTAATGCAGATAAAGATAGTATTGATTTTTATGAAGAGTGGGCTGTTAAGTTAGGACAATATGGGTCTTCAGATGGATTTGATGAAATCGAATTTAAATTAGATGAAGGCAAATTTAAATTAAGTCCTCAACCAGTCGAATTAGTTGATACTGTTTCAGGAATAGAAACAGATTTAATTTATCGTATACGACCATTTGAAGTTTATTTAAAACCAAATGGTTATAATCATAAGCCATTTCCAACACATACAAAAGAGTTTGAATATGTGCGAACAGCAGGATTTGTTAATGAAGAAGATGTTCAATTAACAGTTGCAAAATATGATGACATTCTTAATGCTTCTATTACAGATTTAAGTGTTGGTAATTATATTTGGGTTGGTCAATATAGAACATCATGGGATGTTTTCAAGTATGTAAGAACAGTAGACAGAGTTGTACAAGTAACTTCAGATAATGACGCCGGAACAACAACAATAACTCTTAATGAACAAGCTGTATATGACGCAGATGAAATTATAGGTGTACTTGATGTTACTGGTGCAGAAAAATTCTTTAAAGTTAAAAGTGTTTCTCTAGGAAATATTATTTGTTATGCAAATGGTACAACAGAAGATGTACCAATAGCTGATGGATTTGTTACTAAATTTATTTCAGCTAGAGTTGCCACGGTAGCAGAAGCAAATGTTAGAGTTCTTAATAGTCACTTAAACGTAGGTGAATTAATTTGGATTGATAATGATGATCAAGGACGTTGGGTTGTATTAGAAAATAAACCAACATATAGTTCATTCCAACAGATTCCTAATGTTAACACTGGTGAAGGACATTTATTTGGTAAAGTTATTGCGACTGATCAAAGAAATACAATTTTAATTGTATCAGCCGCTGAATACGAAAAAGTTTATGTGTTTACTAGAGTTTCAGATAATGTAGATTATACTCATAGACAAACAATCGATGCTCCAACAGAATTGTATGGTGATGTTGGAGATCCACCAGCAAAGTTTGGTCAAGCTGTTGCATTAACTGATGATGGTAATCATTTAGTTATTGGGGCTCCCCATGCTAGTAATGTAAGAACTAAATGGAAAGGTGACTTTGATGGCGGAACATCTTATGTTACTGGTGACATTGTTAGGTATTTAGAAGCTTTCTGGGAAGCACAATTTGATATAGCGGCGGCAACTGGTGCATTATTATTTCCTAGTTTTTATTCAACGTCATTTATTCACGAAGCAAATTATGATGCCTTAAGCAATTCATATCCAAAAATAGTTTATGCTATAAGAGGTGATTATGGATTAGATGTTACTACAGATCACATATTAATTAGAGCTCCAGTTGAACAATATAATGGATCAGCTGAAAATGATAAAGTAATTATTAACTGGCAAGAATTTTCACAAAATTATCCAACTGGTATTTTACCGTGGGGTGCAACAGGTCCAGGTGTTGCGGCAATAGAAGGTCAAAAAGTTATTGCGGCAAAAATTGATGCTATTTTATATGTTGACAATTTAATACGCATTCCAACTGTTGGAGATTCACTATCGTCGGCTACAGCCGTTGGTGAAGTACAATATATTCGAATTGAAAATGTTAGTCAAGCAATAATTTATATGAAAGATGTTAGTGGAGAATTTCTTGCTACAGATGAAATTTTCTTAAACGCAGTAAGTTGTGGAACATTTGAAAAAGTTCAACCAGGCACACACCCAGAAGTATTTGGCGGATGGTGGAGGATTGACGGAATACCTACGTTTACTACAACTGTAAACGAAGCACAAGAAATTGCAATACCAAATATTATAGGTCAAGATTTTATAACTTCAAGTGAATCAAGATCACCAGTTCCGTTTAGTAATACAATGGATGATGTTCGTGCATTAAGTCTTATTACAGATCCAACAAGAGGCGGCAGACTAGGACATTTAAGTTATTATGATAAACTTGGATTACCGAATTTAAGTGAACTTTGGTTTGTAAGAGCACCTAAAACTTTTACAGATTTAGCTGATAAAGATGATGAGTTTAAAATGTGGGTTAATACTATTAGAGGAGGGGTTGATCCTATTTCAGTTTTTGATCCTGCGTCATTAGGTTTAACATTTACATATCTCAATGATTCAACTCATACAATTTTTGATCTATGGTCAGGATATATTGATATAACATTTACAAACTTTGATTTAAGTGGTGATCCTTATGTTCCTTTAGAAAATCAAGTTATTATTGATAATACTACAGGTGCTGAAGCTACAGTTACGTATATACAACAACAATTATTAACAGCTAGAGTATTTGTAACTGGTCGAGCTGGAACATTTAGTTTCGGATTTAATAATAGTGCAACAAGTACTATTAGTATAAAAGATGCTATTAGCCCTGGCGTCAATCGTTTATCTGGGAGATTAGATCATGCGGATATGGATAGTACGGCTACAGGTAAGATGGTGGTTGTTAAGAACACGGATTCAGCTCAGTTACCAGTTACTTCGCCGAGTTTTCAAAATGAATTAGAAGTACATTTTTATTCTAGCAGTGAAGTTAGTGGAATTGCTAGAATACCTAATTATCCAACACCACTAAACAAAGACTGGTTACAACAATATAATATTCCTGCACACGCAGAAGGTGTTGTCAATGATAAAGACGACTGTGGTATCATTTTAACTTATGATAAGACTGCTAATGGAGAGTATTCATTAAACCACGGATATATTTCTGAACATACGGCTACAGGTACAGAATTTGGCGACCAAATAGAGTTTGCTACAAATGGATTATTACATTATCTTTATGTTGGTACGCACGATCCAGGGTCATTTGGTTCACCTGGTAGGGTATACTTGTTTAATCATGGTACTGATAGTACTGGAGAAGTATTCGATTATGCAACTGGAAAAGATAAAGATTATAAAGGTGTATTTGATGTAGCTCAAGCATACTATGAAAATGATATTGTTTTATATGATGAATATTTCTGGCAAAGTAAAACTAATTTACCGGCAGGTGTTTGGAGTCCATCACTTTGGACACAATTATCATCGCATATAGATTATATAGGATATATTCCTAATGATTTAGGGTTAACAGTTGACGACGAAACTATTCTTGATCAAAGTCTTCTTGCAAATTTTGGTCCATTTACAACTAATAGAGATGGAAATATTTTAGTTGTTGTAGCTGAATATACTAGTGGTGATCCTAAAGTACTTGTTTATAGATTAAACAACGGACACTATGAATTTAGCCAACAAATTGTAACACCGGTAGCAGGTATAGGATTTGGTTCAGCTGTTGCAGTTTCAGACGATGGAACTTTAATTGCCATTGGTGCACCACTCCAAGATGAAGTAGAGACTAATAATGGCGCTGTTTATGTTTATATACAAGAGGCAGGTAGCTTCATATGGTCACAAACACTTTATAGTCCAGAAACTGATGTAGCGGAAAGATTTGGAGCAACACTAGACTTTGATAAAAACAATTTAGCTGTTTCATCTCGTGGTGGAGATCTTATAGCATCTACAACATTTGATGCAAATATTACAATCGTACCTACGTCCTGGGATAATAATCTTACTCAGTTTAAAGTTGTTAATGAAGATAGTGGCCAAGTTCTTATTTTCCAAAGATTTAATAATACATTATTGTATAGTGAAAAATTTGTTTTTAATAATCCTGTAACAAGACGTTTTGGTGATTATTTATTATTTACAGATAATCATGTTTATGTGGCAATGCCCGAATTAACTATAACACCAACTGATAATTTTCAGGGAACAATAATTGATTTTAGACGCGAAAGAAATGTTTTGTCGTGGCAAACTTTACGTTCACCACTTGACCAAGTTGACCTAAAACAGTTCAGAGGCGTGTTTATTTACGATACAGAAACAAATAAGCTAGGTTCTCAAATAGATTATATTGATCCAATACAAGGAAAAATTTCCGGTATAGCTGAAGAAGAAATATCATTTAAAACGTTATATGATCCAGCAGTATATACAATTGGTACAGCACCGTCTAATGTTGATACGTCAAATTATTGGAGTAAAAACTATGTTGGAAGACTTTGGTGGGATTTAAGTACAGTAAAATATCATAATCCTTATCAAGGAAGTATAATTTATCAAACTGCTAATTGGAATAAATTATTTAAAGGTTCTTCAATTGATGTTTACGAATGGGTTGAAACAGAGCTGTTACCTTCACAATGGCTTGAACAAGCAGATACTGAAGAAGGTTTATCAAAAGGAATTAGCGGAGTACCTAGGTTTGATGATAATACTTTAGTATCAACTAGAGTTTATAATAAAGCGGCACAGTCTTTTTCAAATAAGTTTTACTATTGGGTTAAAAATAGAAAATTTATTCCTTCTGAGAAGGAGTGGAGAAAAACAAGTGCATATGATGTAGCACAATTAATTGAAGATCCTAAAGCTCAAGGATATAAGTTCGCGGCTCTATTAGCAGATAATAGATTTGCATTATATAATACTGATGCTTTATTCAATGATGTAAATTCAGCAGTTAATTTCCGTTACTGGACTATTGAGAATCCAAATAATATTCATAATGAATATCAAGTTTTAAGTGAAGGATTAGACACAAGTAGACCTAAAGCTGATGTAGAACGTAAGTGGTTTGATAGTTTAATAGGATGGGATACAAATTATAGAGCAGTACCTGATACTGATTTAAGTCCTAAACAAAAATATGGTTCATTAAATAGTCCGCGACAAAGTTGGTTTGTAAATCGGCTTGAAGCAGTAAAAGAAGTTATTGAACGAGTTAATAGAGTTCTTAAACAACATATTATCGTTGATGAATATGATCTTAGTAAGTTAAAAGAAGTTGATGTAATACCAACGTTAAATTCTGGTAAGTTCGATCAATCAGTTGATACGTATGCAGAAATTGTTTATGTAGGTACTGCAAATATTAAACAAGCAGTATTAACACCTATTTGGCTAAATGGCAGATTAGAGCGAGTTGAAATTGCTGATGGTGGTAGAGGATATAAAGTACCACCAACATATGAATTTGTTAACATTGGGAATGGTACTGCCGCAGAACTTATTTTAACAATTGATACTCTAGGAAAAGTTAATAGTGTAACTGTTAAACACGCCGGAAGAAATTATCCTAACGATACTGGATTAATAGTTAGAAGATATAGTACACTTGTTAAAGCAGATGAAAATATTACTGGTAAATGGTCAATTCATGCTTATAATACTGCTAACACATTATGGGAAAGAACAGACAGTCAAGCGTATAATGTTCCTGATTTTTGGGGTTATATTGATTGGTATGCGATAGATTATAATCAGTTTACAAACGTTGATTATCTAATTGATGAAAGTTATCTATTAACATCTTTAGATGATGATATTGGTGATATTGTTAAAATTAAAACAGTTGGTACAGGCGGTTGGCTATTATTAAAGAAAATTAATAGCGTAGTAGATGCAGATTACACTACAAATTATGAAACAGTTGGTAGACAGAACGGAACAATTAAATTTGCATCAAGTCTATATAATTATCCAACTTGGAATATAGGTTATGATAGTTTAAGTTATGATACAAGTGATTATGATAATCAACCAGTACACGAATTCAGATTAATTTTAGAAGCATTACGTGATGATATTTTTATAGATGATCTTGCAGTAGAATATAATAAATTATTCATAGCAAGTTTACGCTATGTATTTTCAGAACAAAAATTTGTTGATTGGGCATTTAAAACAAGCTTCATTAAGGCAAAGCATAATATTGGAGAGTTAGCTGAAAAAGTTACTTTCCAAAATGATAATCTTCCAAGTTATGAAGCATTTGTTGGAGAAGCTAAACCTTATAAAACAAAGATTAGAGAATACTTAACTTCTTATACAAAATTTGATAATACTAATTCAATAACAACTGATTTTGATTTACCACCAGCTTATAAAACAGAAGCTGGAAAAATTATACCATCGTCATTAAAAATTAAAGATGATGTGTTATATGGTGTAGATCCTGGACTTGTAAATTATCCAAACAAACATTGGAAAGATAATTTAGGGTATGAAGTTGTAATGATTCAAATTAAAGATGGCGGCACAGGATTTCTTGAAGTTCCAGTTATTACAATAAGTGGAGGCGGCGGCACAGGAGCCAAGGCACAAGCATATATCGGTGTCGGCGGAGCAATTACTTGGATTAAGTTAACAAATGTTGGCTCAGGATATCTATCAGCACCGACAGTTACAGTTAATGGTACACAATCAGAAGGTAGTAAACCAGCAGTTGTTTCTGCAAAACTTGGTAATGGAAAAATACGTAGTGCTCACATTATATCAAGATTTGATAGAGTTAGTGGAGCATTTTTAATTACTACTCTTGAAGAAACAGAATCCTTTACTGGTAATGCAAGTAAACAAAAGGTTGATTTAAAATGGCCAATGGATGTAAGACCTAGTCAAATTTATATTACAATTAATGACGTTGAGTTATTAACAAGCGAATATACTTTTAAAAATATTGCTTATACAGACAAATCATATACAAGATATAGAGGACAAATATTCTTTACAGAACCTCCAGCTAATTTAGCCTCAATAGTAGTCAAATATAGTAAAGCTATTGATATGCTTCAGGCACAAGATCGTATTAATTTATTTTATAAACCAACTGACGGAATGTTAGGGAACGATATATCACAATTAATGGAAGGTATTGATTATGGTGGTGTAGAAGTTAGAAGCTTTGACTTTGGTGGAGGCGCAGGTTGGTTTTCAGAACCTTGGTTTACATCAACTTGGGATACTTTTGATAATACATTTGAAGACGAAGTATTTCAGCTAGATGGAAGCACAAATATTTTTAATCTTGCTCAACCATTAGCAGATGGTGTACTTTATAATGTATACAAAAATGGTGTTAGAGTAGACGATCCAGAATATGATGGCAGTACTGTACCTGGTAATCCTAGTGCAGTTATGCAAACAATTACAGGCGACGGCGTTACACAAACAATTACTTTAAATGAAGAATTAATACCAACAGTTGATGGTGATGTTATTATTATTAGAAAAGCAACTAGTGACGGTAGTTTTATTCCAGATCCTGATGCTTATGATACAGCATTACAAGGTGGCGATTTAGCTTACCAAACAGCTAAAGGACTTTTGTCAGAAGAAATTGTTGTTGATGGTGATGGGTTTATTACTCCATTAACTTCTAAAGGTCCTGAAGAATTAATTCCAGGACAAGTTATGGATACTGTAGATTTTAGAGTTTATGATAGAACTGCGGATGGCTCGTGTATTATTAGTAGTCATAATTACTTTGGGGATGGATCAATTAGTAAATTTCCTATTAACCAATTGCCAGCAAGTCAAAAAGATTTATTTGTAAAAGTAAATGGAATAATTTTAGATACTACAGAATATACTGTAAATTATCAAACTAAACAAGTAGAATTAGTTACTGTACCACAGCTTAATGAACTAGTACATATTTCAACAATGTCTAATAATGGTGAAAAGATTCTTGACTTAGATAAGTTTATAGGTGATGGTTCAACGTCACAATTTGTAACACCGGTAGTTTATAAATTAGGACTAACATATACATTAACAGTAGATGGTGAAACAGTAACTACTGATTTATCAGAAACAGATGCTACATATGAAGTTCCTGGTAGGGCAGTATTTAAATTAGGAACGATTCCAGATCCTGGAGCAATCATTCAGTATGTAATTTATGATAGTACTAGTCAAGTGTTTAGTCAAGTAACAACAGATGAATTTGTTGGTAATGCTGTAACGACTAAATTTACTTTAAGTCAAACTCCGTTCACTAGTGAACCAGAAAGTCATAATATTATCGTTAAACTTGGTAATGAGATTTTGAATGCAGGATATAATCAACAATTTACAGTTGTACCACAACGTGAATACCAATTAAGAGAATGGCAACTTGCAACAGCAACATTTGGTGCTAATAATGTTCTAGTCTATTTGAATGGTGTTGCGATAGAACTTAATACAAAATGGCGTTGGGATACCTTTAACGGATCGGTTGTGTTGTTTGATGATGTAGGAGTAAATGGAGATACATTAGAAGTGTTTATTGTTGATAGTGGTGATTATCAACTTGGATATTTTGATGTTGGTACAAGTTTATTTGTTAAAACACCAGATGATGTTTATTTAGATACTCCACCACCTTTTGGTGTAAAACTTACAATATATAAATTTAGTAAGCATGATATTAGAAAAATTAAAAGAGAAACATTTGATGTTGTGGCTAGAAATGCTGTTACAGTTGGAACAGATGGTTATACTGAATTCCATCAATTAACTAATGGAATAGTTAGATTACGTGAAGAAGCCATTGATGCTGAATATGTATGGGTTACATTAAATAAGGTATTATTAACTCCAAGTATTGATTATTATGTTACTGATGATAGAAAACATATTAAAATTGTAAGTGATATTGACCCTGATGATAAGATAGAAGTGATTCATTTTACTAATCCTGTTATTGTTCCAAAATTTGGATTCAGAATCTTTAAAGATATGTTAAACCGAACACACTATAAGCGTCTTGGAGATAGTAATAAATATACATTAGCAGAAGATTTACATTGGTACGATAGTCGAATTTATGTAACAAATTATGATAATTTACCACTTCCTAATAAGGATAAAGGTATACCAGGAATAATTTTTATAAATGGCGAACGTATAGAGTACTATTTGAAGGAAGGCGGAGCCATTAGGCAATTACGTAGAGGTACTTTAGGTACAGGTGTTGCAGAGTTACACAAAGCAGGGTCAGATTTATTTGATCAGAGTGCAACTCAAACAGTACCATATAAAGACGAAATATTAACGCAGGTTTTTGAAGCGGATGGATCAACGAATGCTGTAACTGTTGATTTTATCCCAAAAACCGTTAATGAATTTGAGATCTTTGTAGCAGGCAAGAGATTACGCAAAGTTTCAATTAGTTCATTTGATAAAACTGTTGATTTAGACAGTCCTGAAGCAGATATCACTTTACCTGCTGAATTTAGTGTAGATGGGACAACGTCGACAGTAATATTATTAAATACACCAGCTATTAATAGTAAAATTATAGTGGTGAGAAAGCTCGGAAGAACCTGGACAGATTCAGGAGTTCCGTTACATAGACAGGAAAATAACATAGGGCGTTTCTTAAGAAGTGCAGAGGCAACGTTACCTAAATAAATACACTTGTAGGATATTAATATGATAGACAACTTTAATGAACAAAACGGTGTACTTTTAGAAGGACACATTAAGATTTTTGACCCAGACTCGGGTGAAATATTAGTGAATAAGCGAAATGCAATTCATTATGAAAACATGAGTCTTGCGTTAGCTGAAAGTCTAGCGAACCAGGGTCAAGGGTTTATTAATAGCATGGTTTTTGGCAACGGAGGAACATCTGTTGATCCAACTGGTATTATTACCTATTTGTCACCAAATTCAACAGGTACTAACGCTAGTTTATACAGTCAAACACATACTAAAGTAATTGACGATAATTCGATTAACAATACAGATCCTACAAGAAATAAGCTAGAAACTCGCCATGTTAGTGGTACAAATTATACAGACATTTTAGCAACTTGTTTATTAGATTATGGTGAACCTAACGGACAAGATGCAATTGATAATGCAACAGGAAGTGAAAGCCTTTATGTATTTGATGAGTTAGGACTTGTAAGTTATGCAACTTCAGGTACTGGTAGATTATTAACTCATGTAGTTTTCCATCCAGTGCAAAAGAGTTTAAATAGATTAATTCAAATAGATTATACCGTAAGGGTACAAAGTCTAACTGGCTTTAATGAGGCGTAAGTAAATGGCATATCTAGTATCACATACTGACCTAGCAAATAAAGGTACTATTACAGTTGAAGATAATACAATTAACCAGGTTACTAGTTTAGATATTCCTGGACGTAATACTACGGCTTATGGTACAGCTATTGCAGATAGCTTTTTACACTTACTAGAAAATTTTGCTTTTAATACATCACCACGAAATCCTGTAGAAGGTCAGCTTTGGTATGATACTACAGTAGGAGTTAACCAGTTAAAAATCTTTGATGGTACAAATTGGATTTCTGCAAGTGGATTAAAAAAAGCAACAAACGAACCTGCCGCTAATCAATCAGTTGTAGGTGACTTATGGGTTGATACTGATAACCAACAACTTTATCTTTATACAGGTTCAGGATGGATATTAGTAGGTCCGTCATTTAGTGATGGATTATCAACTGGCGTAAAGCCAACAGTTCTTATTGGAACTGATAATGTTTCTTATACAGTTTTAAAAGTAGAAGTTAGAGCAAAAATACTTGCAATTATTTCAACAGATAGTTTTACACCAAAGATTGTTATTACTGGATTTACTACAATTAATCCAGGATATAATTTAAGTACAGCAGACATTACAGGTGATGGTACTGGAAAATATTATGGTACGGCAGAAAAAGCAGAGAACTTACTTGTTCTTGGAGATAGCGTACCGGCATCAAGTTTCTTAAGAAATGATGTACTCAGTACAAGTTTATTTCCACTTAAAATTAAAAATAATTCAGGTATCATTGTTGGTGCCGATAGTGCATTATCAATTGGCGTAGAAGGTCAAGCAGGAATCATTGCCCACCAAACTTCAGGATCAAATATTGATGTTAGGGTTAATGATGCTGGTGACGTAAAAACAGTAATTAGAATTGATTCACAAGCTAAAGTAGGTATTAATAATTTATCACCAGACCAATCATTAGATGTTGTTGGTAACATTCAAACTGATAGTTCATTACTAGTTGAAGGAACTACAGAGGCGTCAACGATTAGTACAGGAAGTATTACAACTAAAGGCGGCGTAGGAATTGCGAAAAAATTATTTGTTGGCGGAGATTCTAATGTTGCAGGATTACTTACAACACAAAACATTGTTCCTAATTTAACATTAGCACGTAATCTAGGAACGTCAAATGAACAATGGTTAAACGTTTATGCACAAACATTTGTTGGTAATTTAACAGGTAATATTACAGGTACAGTTAGTGGGCGTTCGGGATCAGCAGATAAACTTGCAAGTCCAACAACGTTCCAAATGACTGGAGATGTTTCAGCACCATCGTTTAGTTTTGACGGACAAGACGAGAGTACTAAAACATTTACTACATCTATTGCAAATAGTTTTATTGCTAATAAAGATGAAAGTGCTTTTAGTCAAGTTGATGACGAAATATTAATTAATAGAATAAGTGGAGACACTGGCGTATTTAAAGTTAATAGAAATAACTTATTTGCTTCAATTCCAACAATGCCAATTGGAATGATTAGTCCATATGGTGGATTAACTGCTCCGCAAGATTGGTTACTTTGTGATGGACGTGAAGTTGCTGTTGCATTGTATCAAAATTTGTTTAGTATTATTGGTTATAATTTTAAAGATCAAACATTAGTTACAGCAGGATTTTTCTGCTTACCAGATATGAGAGGTAGGTTTCCATTAGGTATTGACGACATGGGCGGAACAGCGGCTAATACTGTTTCAAGTTCAGCGGCTGATAATATGGGAACACACGCAGGATCAGAAACACAAGAAGTTGGACTTGGAAACTTGCCAGAACACGAACACGATTTAAGAGGTGATAGTGGAGACCAATATTATGCTTATAGAAAAGTTCCTGGATCACCAAATGATGCAGAAGCAATAGTATATGGTGCATTAGACGGAGCCACAGGCGGACAAGCATATCCAACAAGCGGTGGAGTATTAACAACGCAACAGGTACCATTGGGGCAACCTGTTGATATTATGAACCCATATATGGCAGTAAATTATATTATATATGCAGGTGTAGTGGAAGAAGTATAATGAGTTATAAGTTAAACAAATCCGATGGAAGTTTATTAGTTGATTTAGTTGACGGTCAATTAGATACTACAACAACTGATATATCTCTAATTGGAAAAAACTATTCAGGATTTGGTGAAGCATTAAATGAAAATTTAATTAAGATGCTTGAGAACTTCTCAAAGTCATCTGCTCCTAGTAATCCTTTAATTGGTCAACTTTGGTATGATACAGCAACACAACGAGTAAAAGTTTATGATGGTACTGGATTTAGAACTAGTGGTGCACCAGCAGTTCAGTCTGGACAACCAAGTTCATTAGTTGCTGGCGATCTTTGGATTGATAGTGATAATAATCAACTTTATTTTTATGATGGAAGTGATTTAGAATTAGCTGGGCCGATCTATACTAAAACACAAGGTAAAAGTGGATTCGAAATTGCTACACTTATAGATACATTTAATAATAGTCATGTTGTGATGAAATATTTTATTGCAGGAACTATTGTTGGTGTGTGGAGTAATTCCGATTTTACACCGGCAACAGGATTTGCTATTTCTGGTATAACTGGAGAAATTAAAAAAGGTTTTACGCCTGTTAGTATTGAGGATTTTAGATATCGAGGAATTGCCGACCAAGCTAGTGCATTAAGAGATGCGTTTGGAAATGTTAAATCAGCGTCACAATTTTTACCTGCAGATGCTTCAGCAACTACAACTGGTGCATTAACGATACAAAACTCAAGTGGACTTACTATTGGGTTAGCACAAAATAATATTTTAAAAGTAGTAGGTACATCGTTTGTTACTGAAAATCAATTATCTAATCATGATTGGAAAGTTAGAGTTAGAAAACCAACAGGCTTTATTGATGCGTTAGTAGTTGATACATCAGAAGAGCATTTCGGAGTTTTTAAATCAGATCCACAATATGCACTCCACGTTGGGGGTGATATGAAAATTGAAGGCGACTTTTTAGTAGGTGGCGCTTCGGTTTTTGTAGAAACACAGAATTTAAGAATAGAAGATAAAAATATTGAATTAGCAGTAACGAGTGATAGTACTGTACTTGATAATGCTGGAGTAGATGGTGGAGGTATAATACTTAAATCATCACAATTAGATAAAGAATTTGTATGGCTAAACAATTCACTCTCACCTTTCGACCCAGCATCAGAAGGATCTTGGACATCAAGCGAAAATCTTAATATAGCCGCAACAAAAGGTTATTATGCTGAAGGTGAACCAGTAATAAACAAAACAGAAATAGGTGTAACAGTAACTAAAGCAACTGGCCTAACGCAAGTAGGTACACTTACTACTTTAAGTGTTGATGATATTACGCTTAATGGAAATACTGTTTCAACTAGTACTAGTGGACTACAAATTACTAGTACAGGGTCTATTGCTATTACAAATAATCAAAAAATTACAGGATTAGCTGATCCAACACTAAATCAAGATGCGGCAACAAAGTTTTATGTAGATGATCAGATCAACTTAGAACCAGTTGTTATGAGTTTAGATATATCAAAAGCAGGCGGAGTAACATTAACGAATGCCGAAATTGCTACAATAATTGAGGATGTATATCCAGCGGCAAATAAGAAACCAGGTACGTATGCTTATATAATAACTTCTTCAATAACAGGAGCAACTGTAAGCGGAATTAATGTAGATACACCAGTTTTAACAAAATCATTTATAGCAGTTGACTCAAATGGTGTACAGAACGAAAGTGTATTGCAAGATATTGCATTTACTGCCGCAAGTGGTACTGTACAAGTGGTATTAGACAGAGGATTAAGACGATTTCACGTTGTAGGTACAGCATGGGTTTTCCTTGATGAACCGCCATCCAGCGGTGGGTTATGGTAATAAATGATAAATATACTTACAAGGGGTTAAAGTATGGCATATACAATAGATAGATATAGTGGTGTAACACTAGTAGTCGTAGAAGACGGTACAGTTGATCAAACTACTGACATTAAATTAGTAGGTAAAAACTATGCAGGATACGGCGAAATTCAAAATGAGAATTTCTTACATATACTAGAAAATTTTAGTGGTGCGGCACAACCTCCAAAAGCCATTTCAGGGCAAATTTGGTTTGATGCAACATCAAGTAAATTAAAATTTTATGATGGTTCTAAATTTAGAACTACAGGCGGTGCTGAAGTTGCCACTACTGCTCCAGCAGGATTAGCCACTGGTGATTTATGGTGGGATTCTGCAAATGAACAATTATATGCTTTTAACGGGTCAGGATATGTATTAATAGGACCTCAAGGTATTGGCGCTACTGTTTCACAAATGGTTACTTCAACGGTTCGTGATACTACTAGTGTAAACAGAATTATTATTAAATCAACGGTAAATGATGAAGTAATCTTTATTATTAGTTCAGTAGCATTTACAATTGACTCAACAGACCCAACTAACGCTATTACAGGTTTTGATAGTATTAAAAAGGGCTTAACATTACGTAATACAACAAACGCAACAGGTGGAGTAACTAGTTCAACAGACTTTTATTGGGGAACTGCAAGTAACGCCTTACTATTAAACGGTAAAGCTGACACAGATTTTGCTCTTGCAGGATCAGGTGCATTTACATCATTAACAACATTCGCAGATGCTGGTATTGCCATTGGTGATTCCAATGACATGAAGATTTATATTGAGAATGATAATGAAGGTGTTATACAAAACCAAGTTGGTACAAAAATTAAATTTAAAGTTGATGATGATGTAGGAGCTGTTAAAGAACCTCTTACAATTACTGCCGTAGGAATGTATCCACCAATAACAGATATATTTACTTTAGGAACATCAACATTAAAATTTGCAAATGTTTATTCAACTGCTTTTACAGGATTGGCTTCACAAGCTGAAACACTTAAAGTAGGTGCTAATTTTAGATCCGCAGATACTGCCGCAACTAATAATACAGTTGCAGTTAGAGATGGTAGCGGTAATTTATTTGCAAACTTATTCACAGGTACAGCTACAGCGGCACAATATGCTGACTTGGCAGAGAAATATACAACTGACCAAGAATATGCGTTTGGTACAGTAGTTTCAGTATCAGGACACGGTACAGGTTCAGAACTTGAAGCGTGTAATGTAACAAACGAAAATAAAGAATTAGGATTTACTGCACCAGCACCAGTAGGTGTTATTAGTGAAAACCCAGCATACTTAATGAATTCAGATGCTGATGGACAAAATGTTGCACTTAAAGGACGAGTTCCAGTAAGAGTAATTGGCGCAGTTACTAAAGGAATGAATATTTACGCAGGACCTTCAGGAACAGCTACTACAATAATTGAAAATTCAGCAATGATCGTAGGTGTTGCCCTCGAATCAAATACTAGTACTTCTGAAAAACTAGTAGAATGTATATTAAAGGTATAAGAACATGGCAGTTGGCGATATTATCACAGCGGCTCGACACAACAATTTACAGAGTCGTGTTGCAACCATTATGGGAACAGGTTCCGGAGACGATGGTTACGGCCAAGCTCTAAACAGTTCGCAAGTTGCCGCGGCTGAAACAGTAACAGCAACACATATGGCGTTGCTTTTTAATGACATTTCCGCAGGTAGAAAACACCAAACAAATACTGCACCTAGTGATATAGCTCTTATTGCCACAACTGATGTAATTGAAGATGATAACGCTATTAATAAAAAAGGTGTTGCTCAGTATGAAAGTTTAACTACTACATTAGAAAATGAAAAATTCAATATTGATGTAAATCAAGGTACTGCTGAAGCGGCTATTCAAGCTCAGTATACTACTTCTTGGAACGGTCAACTTGATCATCTATTAAATGTAACATTTACAGATAGTGATCACGCAAGACATTTTTTCAATGCTGGCGGCGAAATCCGTTTTTCGGCAAATCTTGCATCATTTCCAGCTGAAGCTAAATCAATTAACTGGGCTACAATATTATCTAATATGCAAACAGTAAAATTTACCTATACAGCTACAGCATCTATTGGTGGATCAGGTACTGGTTCATCTATTGGTTATCATGATGTTACTACAAGTTTTCAATCAATATTTGATAAAGCAGGTTCAGGTCAATATACAGAAAACCATTATATTATAGAAGTAAAAGGAAATACAACACCTAATCCTGATGTATTGCAATTTAGAATCAATTTTAATGATGATGATCCTACAGACCCAGGTACTCCAACTGATGAATTAGTTAGTGGTACTCTTTCAAGCATTATAACACAATTCCGTCCAACTGGTGTAAACGTTGCAGTTCCAACACCAACTTATGCTACCGATCCAGGTAGTAACTTAACCTAATTTAAACTCTCCAAAACATTTTTACTGTAAATATACTACTAGTATAGGAGACAGTTATGGATGAACGGTTAGCCAAAGCATTAGATTTTTCTAATTACATGGTTACGCTTAATAACCAAAAGCGTGTTTTAAAAGAAAAATATTATGAAAGTGCAGTTCATTATTTTAATGGTGGCCAATTTTCAGTAACTAAAGAATTAATTACGTTTGTTAATATGTTATGTAGTAAAGGTAATGATTCTGATATAGTATTGCTTGATGATAATGATACTCCAATTAAAATTGATGATTTAATTAAGTTTTTTGATGATATTTTAGACATATATTTTACAGCTACTAACGAATATCAAACTGAGTACGAAAAAATTAGAACCAAAAGAACCGTTGATGGGTTAGTCCAGAATGAGCAATCATAAGCAAGGTATTTTAATTATTGCTAAAAATAATGCTCAAATTGATTATATAAAACAAGCACATTTTCTAGCAAAGCGTATTAAGGAATATTTAAATCTTCCTACATCTATAATTACGGATAGCGTAGAATACCTACATGAAACCTATACAGATTATAAAACTGTATTTGATCAGGTTATAGAAGTGCCGTATACTAGTGCTCCTAGTAGTAAACGTTATTATGATGGTACTAACGTATATAAACAGTTAGAATTTAAGAATGATTTAAGAACTAGTGCATATGATTTAACACCATATGATGAAACATTAATGCTAGATAGTGATTACATTGTAAGTAATAGTTTATTCAAGCATTGTTTCACACAAGATCATGATTTTTTAATTTATAAAGATGCACATGATTTAAGTGGTTATAGAAATGATCCACAATTTGTTCATATTAGTGATACTAGTGTTGATTTTTATTGGGCTACTTGCGTATTTTTTAGGAAGACAGAAACTAATAAAATATTTTTTGACTTAACAAAACATATTCAAGAAAATTGGTATCATTATAATAGTATCTTTCAAGTTAACAGAAGTACTTTTCGTAATGATTGGGTGTTTAGTATTGCAGTACATATAATGAATGGTTATCAACGAGGTGATTTTTCACATTCGCTACCTGGTAAATTATACTTTACAAGCGATAAGGATATTTGTTGGGAAATAAAAGACGATCAGTTTTTATTTTTAATACAAAAAGAAAAATTTTTAGGAGAATATACCCCTTTAAAAATTAAAGGTAGTAGTGTTCATGTAATAAACAAGTTTAGTCTTAATAGGATAATAGACAATGCGTAAAGGTTTTGTATTTTTAGCACAAAATAGTGAAAATGATTACGTAAAACAAGCGTGTCTATTAGCTATGAGTTTAAAAGCAACTCAAAAAGACTGTAATATTTGTTTAATTACTAATGATGATGTTCCAGCAAAGTATAAAAAGCTATTCGATACCATTAAAGAAATTCCATGGGAAGATAGTGCAGAAGATAAAAAGTGGAAAGTAGATAATCGTTGGAAATTATATCATGCATCACCGTATGACGAAACAATTGTACTTGATACAGATATGTTAGTATTACAAGACTTAAAAAATTGGTGGACATTCTTAAAAAATTATGATTTATTTTTTGTTAGTAATGTTTATACGTATAGAGGAGAGCTAATAACAAGCGATTATTATCGTAAAACATTTACTGCAAATAAGTTACCAGATTTATATGCAGGATTTCATTATTTTAAAAAATCAGAGTTTGCAAAAGAGTTTTATACTTGGTTAGAACTAGTAATGAATAATTGGGAACTGTTTTATGGCAAATATGCTAAAGAACTTTATCAAAAAAGTTTAAGTGTTGATTTAAGTGCGGCAATAGTTGCTAAAATACTTGATTGTGATAAGAAGATTACAAATAATAAAAGTTTATTTCCTAGTTTTACACATATGAAGCCTTATGTACAAGGTTGGGAAAACAGTAGTAGTAAATGGCAGAATCGTGTTGGGAGTTATTTGACTCCAGACCTAAAATTAAAAATAGGAAATCATATGCAACAAGGAATCTTTCATTATACTGAGAAAGATTTTGTTACGCATGATAAAATTAAGAAATATAGAAAGTGGTTAGGAGTATGAAACCTCAAATTACTATAGCAGGATATGGATACGTAGGTAAAGCAGTTCATAGTGTTTTAACAAATGCAAAAATTGTAGATCCGAAGTATAATAAAGAGATAATATCATCTTGGTGGAATAAACCGGGCGGAGTAATCATATGTGTAGATACTCCAACATTTCAAGGTGTTTGTCAAATGCAAAATGTTATTGATGTTGTAAAGCAAGTACCTAATAGAATACCTATTTTAATAAAAAGTACAATAAGTTTACGTGGGTGGGGACAATTAGTAACAATGTTTGGTAATAAGCCTATAACTTTTAGTCCAGAATTTCTTACTGCCGCAAACCCGCTTGAAGATTTTCAGAAGCAAGGTATAATGTATATAGGAGGTGGTTATACAAAGTTTTGGACAAAGGTGTTTGATCCTTATTTTACGGTAACTGTAGAAAATCCAAGAGCATTAATAATTGCAAAGCTATTTAGAAATGCTTTTTTAGCCACTAAAGTAAATTTCTTTAACCAAATATATGATTACTGTGAAGCACACGAGTTGGATTATAATACAGTTAATAGTTTAGTTGCTGTAGATAAACGTATAGGACATAGTCATACCGCAGTACCTGGTGATGATGGTCTGCAAGGCTATGGTGGTCGTTGTTTACCAAAAGATATTGAAGCGTTACTTAATACAGATCCAGAAACTTTGTCTATATTAGTAGAGGTTGCAAAATATAATCGTGGAGTTAGAAAAGATTTAAAGTTATTAAGAGAAGAAGGCACAATATAATGGAACGTTACGCTATTTTTAACCCAGACACAGGTGAAGTTTTATCACTACCTAATTTTAAACCAACAGATGGAAGTTTTATTGAGGTAGAGCCAAGAAGTGTTGCGGGTATTTTAAAAGGTGCTGAACAATTATCTCATTATTGTGTTGAGTACTCTAAACGCAAAAAGAGATATGAGTTAAAATCTCGCTTACTAGATGAAATAGATTCATATAATGTCAATGATCTCATATATGAAGTCCCTAATAGAAAAACTAGTAATGCAGATTTAACGATAACGCAAAATATTAAGGATACTTGTTGGAAAATTAGTATAGGTGGTAATCTTAAAGCTAATTTATTGTCACAACAGGTAAGTTTTAATAATAAGTTAAGTTTTAGTGTTACTAGAAAAAATGACCCTAATATTCTTTATAAAACTTTGCAACTTGACTTTAGTAAGCTAGAAAACAGTAAGTATCAGATACTGCCGTTTACAAATGATTTTGAATTTAGGGGTGAGCCCATTTCAATTTATACAATGAAAAGATTCGACAAATATGCCTTGGAGGTAATACAATAATGTTTTATATATTTTTATTAATTTTTCTGTTAAATGATGGATTTAGTATGATTCGTCATTATAGTCCATACCTACGTGATGTTAGACAACGTCTTATGGATAGAATGACTAGGAAATGGTTCCTAATTGTTCATAGCACCATTGATATTCTTGCTGTTCTTGGAATGATTTACTTGTGGGAAGCAAAATATGTTTGGGTTTTAATAGCGGTACCTGTTTTTATGATTGTTTGGTACATTCCTTTATGGTTGAGAAAGCGTAAAGCATGAAATTTAAAGTAATAGCAGGCCCGTGTCAACACGAAAGTTTAGAACATAGTTTAAAAGTTATAGAGTATTGTAAGTCTACAGCATTTAACCAAGAGTTTGACTATTACTTTAAAACAAGTTTTGATAAAGCTAATAGAACTAGTATTGATAGTAAACGTGGAGTAGGATTAGAGCAAACGCTTATAGATTTTGCAGAAATAAAATCACGTTTTCCTAAACTTAAGATACTTACAGATGTTCATGAACGAGATCAAGTTAGAAAAGTTGCTGGGCTAGTAGATGTAATTCAAATCCCAGCATTTCTTTGTAGACAAACTGATTTAATTAGGGAAGCGTGTGACTCGGGATGTATTGTTAATATTAAAAAAGGACAATTTTTATCCCCATATGAAGTTGACGGTATTATGAGTAAAACTAAAGGTGCTAAAGAAGTCTGGATTACCGAACGTGGCAGTAGTTTTGGATATAATAATTTAGTTGTTGATATGCGGAGTTTACATATAATGAAAGAAGCAGGATATACAGTTATATTTGATGGTACACATTCGGTCCAACAACCGGGAGGTATGGGTACATCAACAGGTGGTAACAGAAATCATGTAGCACCGTTATGTAGAGCCGCGGTAGCAGTTGGTGTTGATGGATTGTTTATGGAAGTACATGATGATCCGGATAATGCACCGTCAGATGGTCCTAATATGTTAACGTTTCCGATGTTTAGAGACGTAATGTATGAAACATCAAAATTTGTGAAAGCTCGTTATGTCTGATATTAAAATTGCAGAACAAGATATTATATTTTTAAGCTATGATGAACCTAATGCTGAAAAGAATTATGTTGACCTAGTGCAAAAAGTGCCATGGGCTAAACGTGTTCATGGAGTTGAAGGATCTGATGCCGCTCATAAGGCGTGTGCAGAGTTGTCTGAAACTAAACATTTTGTTACAGTTGACGGAGATACAATAATTAATCCTACGTTTTTAAATGTTGTTCTTGACTTAGATGAGTTAGGTGTAGATGACGACTATCAATTTAGTTGGTGTGGTAAAGTTAATATTAATGGATTAATGTATGGTAATGGTAGTTTAAAAATGTGGACTAAAGACTTTGTTAAAAATATGCGTACACATGAAAATACTGATGGTAATGATGATACTGTGATAGAGTTTTGTTATTTTGACAATTATTATCAATTAAATGACAATTATAGTGAAAGCATTATTAACACAAATCGGGCACAGGCTTTTAGAGCTGGATTTAGAGAAGGTGTTAAGATGAGTCTTAACAGGGGTGCAAAAGTTACTAATTTAGCTAAAGAAGTTTGGTGGCAAAATTATCATAGATTGTTAATATGGATGAATGTTGGCGTTGATGTAGAGTATGGTATATGGGCAATTTATGGTGCTAGAGAAGGTTGTCATCTTGCACTTACTGATTGGGATATTTCACAAACACGAGACTTTACTATTCTTAATAAAATGTGGGATGAGAAATATAGTAAAGTAGCGGATGAAGAAGTATATCATAGAATAGGTGAACTTGGTTGGCGCTTAAATGAATTAGGCTTGCCAATGGATCATCAACCGTTGTCAGCAGAGCAAAGTAAGTTTTTTAAAACTGTTTATATTAATACAGATAGGGTAATAGGTAGAAAATGAGATATTATATAGGAACATTTCGTATGAAAGATGATGAAAGTTCTGATATATGGCATGATACAATTATGCAAGAGCAATTGGGTGATATATTAAGTGATGCATTTATCTATGGTGGAGAATTAATGGAAGAAAGAAGTGTACCTCACGACTTTGATATAATGCATTGTCACGTATATGCAACATTTAAAGATGAACGCAAAGCTATATTGTTTCAATTAAAGTATCCACAAGTTAGGCCTTCAGAAAAAATTCAAAGAGAAGAATATGCGAAAGATTTAAACTGGGTAGGATAATGAATGAAATAGAAAAAATTAAAAAAATACTACCTATGACAGATGCGGTGTTTAGCCCAACATTTTGTTTAGCTAAATGGCATCATACTACTATCTATCTTGCTACAGGAGAAACGCATAGTTGTTATCATCCTGCCCCGCACCCTATACCATTAGAAGAATTAAAAGACAATCCTAGTGCGTTACATAATACAAAAGAGAAAAAAGCACAACGTAAACAAATGCTTTGCGGTGAAAAACCCGAAGGTTGTAGTTATTGTTGGAAAATTGAAGCAATGGGTGATGGATATATTAGTGATAGGCATATTAAAACAGCAAGTATATACACACGTGAACGTGTTCAAGAGATTGAAAAGGAAGATGATGACTTTAATATTAACCCCGAATACATAGAAATTAGTTTTTCAAACGAATGTAACTTTAAATGCGGATATTGTCACCCCAAAGCCAGTAGTAGATACTGGAAAGAGATAGAAGATCATGGTCCTTATAGTATGTCAAGCACACATAGACAGGATATTGACTGGTTTAAGGTGTATGATAGGGAAGAAGAAAACCCCTATGTAGAAGCATGGTGGAAATGGTGGCCTACGGTTAGTAAGACGTTAAACATATTACGTATTACTGGCGGAGAACCCTTAATGCACAAAAGTTTGTGGGACTTGTTTGATAAGTTAGAAGAAGATCCTAAGCCTCATATACAAATAGAAGTTAATAGTAATATGGGTGTTAAGCCTGCGTTAGTACATAAGTTAACAGAGAAGGTTAAGATGTTAAAGGCAGGTAATAAGATTAGAAGTTTTAAACTTTATACAAGTATTGATACGTGGGGACCTCGTGCCGAGTATGCTCGTACAGGGCTAGATATTAAATTATGGGAAGAAAATTTAGATTATTATTTGAGTAACACAGGTTGGCCTGTAACATTTATGATTACATTTAATATTTTTTCTGTAACTAGTTTTACTTTATTATTAGAAAAAATTCTTGAGTGGAGAACAAAATATAACTCCACTGCGAATGAAACACAATGGCAACGTATAAGATTCGACACTCCTCATCTAAAAGAACCAAGCATATACGATATGAATATTTTACCAAAAGACGACTTTATGCCGTATATGTTTCAACATTTGGATTTTTTACAAGATAATGAGCGAGAAGGAGATAGAACAAAGTTCAGTATATTAGAAGTTGAAAAATTTCGACGTGTAGTAGATTATATGAGAACTACTAATTATGAAGAAGCAAAACTTAAACAAGCTCGTACTGATTTTTATCATTGGTTTACTGAGTTTGATAAAAGGAGAGAATGTAGTTTAGTTGAAACGTTTCCAGAACTACAAAAATTTTATAATGACTGCAAACAGCTCTAAAACACTATGTATTCTTCCGTGGCTTCATATGTATGTCAATGCAGATGGTAAAGTATTACCTTGTTGCATAGGCGATTATAATAAACCATTAGGAAATACACATACAAATTCTATAAAAGATATTTGGAATAGTCCTGAATATAAAAAAATGCGTTTGGCAATGCTTTCGGGTATGAAGCCTAAAGTTTGTCGTCAATGTTGGACACATGAAGAAGCAGGTAATAAGAGTTCACGTATGCATAACAATAGACAGTTTGCAAAGTATATGTCGTTTATTGACGAAACTAATCCAGATGGTAGTCTTGATGAAATGAAATTACGTTATATGGATGTGCGTTGGAGTAATATTTGTAATTTTAAATGTAGAACGTGTAGTGCAACATTTAGTTCTAGTTGGGCTCAAGAAGATGGTAAGGAAAATATTTTTCTTTTTGCAGGTGGTGATAATAATGATGCTTTATATGAACAATTTGAACCCTATTATAAAGATATAGATGTTTTTTATTTTGCTGGCGGAGAGCCATTACTTACTGATAAGCATTATGATATTTTAGAATACTTAATTGATAATAATCGTACTGATGTTACATTAAGATATAATTCTAATGTTAGTAATTTGTTTTATAAAAAAGAATGTATTACTACATTATGGAATCAATTTGCTAACGTTCAAGTTGATGCTAGTTTAGATAGCTGGGGCAATCGTGCTGAATATATAAGGGAGGGAACTGTTTGGACTGATATTGAAAATAATTTAAATATTATAAAAGAAAAGTCCCCTCATGTTAAATTAAATTTTAATACAGTTGTTAGTGTTTTTAATATTATAACTATTACTGATTTTTTAGAATATATGCAAAGTCAAGGATTTGATATATCAAATGGCATTTTGTATAATATTGTAGATCCTAAACATTATACTTTAGCAGTATTACCTAGCCAGTATAAACAAGTAGCTTATCAAAAAATTGCAAATTATTTAAAAACTGTTACAGGTCTTGGAATAAGATCGCAATTAAATGGAGTTTTAAGATATATTGATTATTCAGAATATAATCCTGATTCACATATTAAGTTTAAATCTTATACCGAACATTATGATAAAATAAGGAATAGAGATTTTTTAGAAACGTTTCCAGAACTTATCGGTGTAATCTAAAATCCGGATCAGCTGTTTTGCGTAATCTTAATTCATAAAAAGCCATATCTGTCCAACGTCTTTCTTCCTTATAAATGCTAAATTTATCTTTATTATGTGAAGCATCATTCATAAGTTGAATCCATTTTTTTTGTAAATCACTAACACCTTTGTTTGTTCGTGCTGACCAGTCATGTTTAAAAGTTCTTTTTAAGTAATCGTAGTGTTCTAATGGATGTGGATGACCGTCTTGGAATTGTTTATTAACTAGTTTTCTATCGGCTTTAAATTTTTGATTCCAATTATTATTATATAATACATCGTAAAAACTGTTTGACAAGTGTTCAATTGTGTCACTATAGATATCTTTTAATTGTTGTAGTCGTGACATATCACCATGCTTTTTTTGACTTACATTATCTTCAATCTTTATTGGTACATCCCATTGATTGGCATACATGACTAAATTATTCATTTGTAAGAAATGCCACTGGGCTTTATGTTTAAGTATTTGATGAGCCGCTTTAATAAAAGCTAAATCTCTAACCATTGCTCCGTATTCGCTAAAATACTTTTTTAACCATACATGATCGTAAAATCCTTGTGTATAAATGTTTCCTGGTGTAGACCATGCTCCGTGTTTTGATTCTGTATTAAGTAGTCCTTTATGTCCAGCGTGTAAGTATCTATCTTCTCTACTTACATTAGTCCATTGTATCATTACTAAATCTTCATGAGTAAAGTTATATACAGAATCAGCCTGCATTAACATATTAAAAATATATTGATTACCAGCACCAGACTTTCCGAAATTATAAAATTCAGCGTCAGGAAATTCGTATCCTATAATTTCTGCCCAGGTGGCCCACAAGTATTGTGTAAAACTACAACCAAAGCAAAAAATTCTTTTAGGTTGTAAGGTTATTAATTGTTTTTTGCTAAACACTAAAATTGTCCTCGTTTCAGCTGTTCTTTTGTTACGCTGTATGGAATTTTTTCAACTTTTCCACCCTTGGCAAGAAACTTTTTCATTAGTTCCTCACGTTCTTTTTTCTTCTTCTCTTTTTTCTCTTCAGGCGTCATCTATTATAGCTTTCAGTTTAAGTGACAAATCAGACATAACAGTTCTGGTATGTGTATTACAGTACATTACTTTGTAGTTATGCCTAAGTACTTCTTGCTCCTTAAATTTCCATTCTAATTGTTTTTGTTTATCTAAGCTATTTAAGTATTTTACACTATCCTTTATTACTTCAAGAAGTTTGTGCCAGCGTTTAGTAGTATCTTGTTCGCTATCAAAGTAATCATAATCAAACATTGTTTCATATAATTTATACCCATACTTTTCTAAGTTTCGATTAGCATTAGGCTGTCCCCAAATAATAAAAGGTTCCATATGAAATATAGCTCTAAATGTTTTTTCACTCCAGAATCTACTAGTTCCATGCCAGTCTTCTGTAAATGTTTCGCCTACAACTTGAAATAAAGTAGACCAATGCAAATGCGAGTGCAAACTCATAGCATGATTAGTATCAAAGTCTTCTGTATCTGCAATTAAAGGTAATTGTTTTCTAAACTTTTGTAATTGCTCTAATGTTATTTCACAATTCTCTGGAAGTATTTGATGGAAATGTTCTGTTTTATCTTTCCCTGGAATAGGTCCGCAACTTACTATACCTTTTTCAAAGATATCACTATTAAAGAGATCATAAGCACTTAAAATCCTATGTGGTCTTGGTACCCTACTAAGGCTTAAGAAATATTTCTCACCATAGTAAAACCTTTTAGAATGTTTTAATACGTCTAGGTATCGTTCATCTGCTAACTTATTAACAAAGTCATTATCATCAACATGATAACCGTGAATCTTCGGTAAGTTCATACCATAAATTTGTGTGTAGTCTTTTAGTCCAAAGAGCATATGCTCAAAGTTATGGAAAGAACAAACGTTAATAGACGCTTCTATTTTATTTTCATAATTAAATCTAATAAGATTTTCCTCATCAACCATATTAGAAGAAAAGAATATTACTTTCTTAGGAGGAATTCTATATTTTTCACAATTAAAATATAATATATCAAAGAATGGAGTATTGCCATATATTGTGCTAAACCCTTCAGTACTCGCATCTAGGACATAAAATAGTTTTGGATCTTTTCGTAATTTTTTTATTGCTTTTTTATGTAAAAATTTAAAAATATCAATGGCTCTATGCCAGCCTGGATATTTTATCATGGCATGAAAATATCGCACATCTTGGTCCCAGATTTCGTTTTCTTTAAAGGCATCTTGTAGCTTTGTAGTAGCAATAGACATCTTAACTTCACGAACAAAAACGTTAGAACCTATGTAGTCAGTTAAAGGAATCATATAGAAAATCTGCCATAAATATTGTATCAGTATTTATATACGCATATAATGAATGGAGAATAGTGTGAAGTTAGCGTTTATTGGTTTAGGAAAATTAGGGTTACCATGTGCTACTGTAGTTGCCGAAAAAGGCCATGATGTAACCGGTTATGATATTGCTAAAGTAAACAGCGATATTGTTGCTATTAAAGACACCATAAAAGAAGCAGTTGAAAATCAAGATATTGTTTTTGTTGCTGTACCTACCCCACATCATCCTGATTATGATGGTAAAGGTCCTACTTCGCAGTTAGAACCTAAAGATTTTGCTTATGATATTGTAGTTGATGTTTTACGAGAAGCTAATGAGCATATGAATAAGAAACAATTATTAGTTCTTATTAGTACAGTTTTACCAGGTACTACTCGCAGAGAATTTGCTTCATTAATTACAAATACCCGTTTTGTTTATAATCCATATTTTATTGCTATGGGTACAGTAGCTTGGGATATGGTAAATCCTGAAATGGTTATAATTGGAACTGAAGATGGAAAGTTATCTGGTGATGCAGAACAGTTAATAGAATTTTATAAATCCATTATGGAAAATAAACCACGATATGAAGTTGGTACTTGGGACGAAGCTGAATGTATCAAGATTTTTTATAATACTTTTATTAGTATGAAAATTGGATTTGTAAACATGATCCAAGATGTTGCCGAAAAACAAGGTAATATAAATGTAGATGTAGTCACTGGCGCTCTTTCAAAAAGTAAAAAACGAATTATTAGCACCAAATATATGAATGCAGGAATGGGTGATGGAGGTTCATGTCATCCAAGAGATAATATTGCATTACGGTATATGGCCCAAAAATTGGACTTGCAATATGATTGGTTTGATGCTATAATGAAGGCTAGAGAAGTACAGGCCAAAAACATGGCTAAGAAATTAATTAGGTTAGCCGAAGAAACTAGATTACCAATATTATTAAATGGTATTAGTTATAAACCAGGAGTAGATATAATAGATGGTAGTTATAGTTTGTTAGTTGGTCATTATTGTTCAGAAGTCGGATATCATTGTATGCAAGTTGATCCATTGATATGTCCGCAGAAAGGACCATTTAGTGCTATAGTATTATTAGCACATTCTGAATTGTATTGTTTCTTAAATGACGATAGTATCGTAATAGATCCTTGGAGGAAATATAAGTCAACTAAACACAAGGTTATTCATTACGGTAATACACGATGAAAAAGATTTTAATTGTTGGAGATAGTAACGGATTAGGAGAATGGGGAACAGTTACTCCTGGACCTAGTGTTGCGAATGGTAGTCCTATTTTTAGGCCTTTTAATCAAGACAAATATCTTGAGTTAAAACATCCTAAACCTTTTCAATTAGTGTGGCCTGGATTTGGTTATTACTTAGAAACATTATTCGGTCATGCTGTAGCTAATCATTGTTTTGGTGGTGCTGGAAACTTTGAAGCAATTTTTAAATCAGAAGAAGCATTAGGATTAGCACCTCCATTTACTTCGTCTGTATTTTATAATCCTGATATTATTATTTGGGTGTTAACAGAACCTCTTAGAAATTATACAAGAATTGTAAAGGAAAGAGCTTATGCAAGTAAAGCCGGTCTTTGTGATTTAGAAAAACACTTTGAAGCAAGTTATGAAGAAGGTATTGATACAGTTGATACAATTGCAGGCTTAAATCGTATTATGCTGAAAGTTGCATTTGATGGAGCACAAAGAGTTTATGATGAAACAAAAATTCCGTGGCTTTTGATTGAGGGGTGGAGTGGTACGTTAGGCTTAGAAAAAGATTATACTTTTATTAAACATATTCATCGTGATTGGTTGACAAAAATAATAGGTAAAGAATTACCGTTAATTACATCTTGGGAATCAATTAATAATGTTTCAGCGTTAAGATCTGATTTAGCTGAAACAGAAGAATTTAAAAATCACGTTAATGCTTATGAAGAGCTTCTTGATTATATGAAACAGTCAGCTGATTTTCCTGATCATGGTCATCCTAGTAGAGAGCTTCATGAACAATTAGCAAAAGAGCTGGAACCATATGTATGATATTGTTTTTATAAGCTATGAAGAACCTAATGCAGATAAAGTTTATGAAGATCTGAAAGCTAGGTTTCCCATGGCTAAACGTGTTCATGGTGTAAAAGGTATACATCAAGCTCATATAGCCGCGGCCAAGAAATGCTTTACAAAAATGTTTTGGGTAGTAGATGGTGATGCTCAACTAAAAGAAGATTGGAAGTTTGATTATATTGCAAGTGAATGGGATCATGATGCTGTTCATGTATGGCGTTGTCAAAACCCTGTAAACTTTTTAGAATACGGTCATGGTGGTGTAAAGTTATTGCCAAGACAACTTACAATAGATATGGATGTTAGTCATCCTGATATGACAACTAGTATTAGTAATAAATTTTTTGCCCATGAAGAAATTAGTAATACTACAGCATTTAATACAGATCCTTTTAATACGTGGAAAAGTGCATTCCGCGAATGTGTTAAGTTATCAAGTAGACTTATTAGAGGACAGGTAGACGAAGAAACTGAAATGCGATTAATGGTGTGGTGTAATGAAGGTATGGATAAGCCTAATGGCGATTATGCTATAATGGGTGCTAACGCAGGTAAAAAATACGGAGAAGCGAACCAAGGTAATAGAGAAGCATTATTTAAAATTAATGATTTTGAATGGCTCAAGAAACAATATAATGCAGAGAATTAAGGATATAAAAACAGTTCATATTGAATTAACAGACAAGTGTCAAGCACAATGTCCTATGTGTGCAAGGAATTTCTCAGGAGGTGCTACAAGACCTTTTATTCGTAATGGAGATATTAGTATAGCTGAATTTAAAGAATGGTTTCCAAAAGAATTTTTAGCTCAGTTAACAAATTTTTATAGTTGTGGAAATTATGGTGATCCTGCATTTGCAAAAGATTGCTTAGAAATTTTTCAGTATGTAAGAGATGCAAATCCTACTTGTAGATTAGCACTTCATACTAATGGTGGTATGCGTAACGAAGAGTGGTGGAGTAAACTTGCTCCTGTAATAGGTTCAGTTAGTAATAGTAATGTTGTATTTGGTATAGATGGGTTTGAAGGGAAGCACGAACTATACAGAAGGAATACAAAGTTTTCAAAAGTTATTGACAATATGGAAGCATTTATTAAAGCAGGTGGCGTAGCAAGAGTAGATAGTTTAGTTTTTAAACATAATGAAGATGATGTTGAAACACTTGAATATTTTTTATTAGGAAAAGGAGTACAAGAAGTAAATTTTGTTAGTACTACAAGATTTTATGAAATGGATAAGTTTGCAGTTCAAGACTTAGATGGAAATTATGAATACGATCTTGAACCAGCTACACGACCAGAATATAAAAAAGTACCAAATACAACATTAGAAAGTTTATTAGATAAAGATGTTAGATATGAAGCAATTAGTAAAGCTATTATTAAACCAAAGTGTATGGAAGATCAAGGGATATATGTTGATCCGTATGGAAATATTCTTTCTTGTTGTTTGATAGGTAGCGATTATTTAGAACAACCATTAAAAGAAACATTACCTATTCATACTTTAAGAAATATAACAGCACAAAATACAAAAGATATGTTAGAAAATATTGGAGTACCAAATTGTAAAGATGGCGTTCTTGGTAAAGATATTATACTATGGGAACATATGGGGGATTATTGGCACGGTGATAATAAGTGTATGACGTGTGTCAAAGCGTGTTCTAAAACAATCTTTAATACAACAAAGCATATAGCATGACAATACCATTTGAAAATATAGTTAAACTAGGACAACGAACTATGCTGGAAAATAATGTTTTTTCAGTTAGTTGGATCTTAGGAAGATTTTGTAATTACGATTGTAGTTATTGTTGGCCGTATGCTAAAAGTAAAGTTGTAGACCATCGACCCCTTTTACAATATATTCGTACAATGGACGAAATTAAAAGTCAAGCTAGAACTCAAGGGTTTGATAAGTTTCATTTTAGTTTTAGTGGCGGTGAGCCAACTGCATATAAAGGATTAATAGATTTAATTAAAGCATATAAAGATCCGGTTAGTAATTATCTTAGTGTACATATGACTACTAATGCTAGTCCAGGATTTAATTGGTGGAATAAATGGTTAACAGCAACAGATGGATTAGATCGTAAAAGTATAACAGCAAGTTATCATGCAGAATTTTCTAATGAAAAAGAATTTATAGGTAAACTTAAATTTT